GCTTATAGAAATAAAATATGGGATGGAAAGATTAGATTGTATAACATTGTCACAGGTGAAATATATGTCGGACTTCTTCCCTATATAGAGGAGTATCTTAGTAATAGTGGTGAGCGTTATGAACTGGCAGAAGGAATCAGAAGTGAGAGAGATATTACCTCAAGTGTGGTGCAAGGATTTGTACGAGGGCTTAGACCCACTCTTAACGGACAAAGAATTAAAGTACGAGATTATCAAATTGATGCCATTGCCCACGCTATTTCCACAAATCGGGCTTTGCTTATTTCTCCTACTGCTTCGGGCAAATCACTAATAATATATTGTCTTGTTCGATACTATCAGATGATGGAACTTAAGACTTTGATACTAGTTCCGACAACATCACTTGTCGAACAGATGTATAAAGATTTTGAAGATTATGGTTGGAGTTCTGGAACATATTGTCAGAAAATATATCAGGGCCATGATAGGAAAGTTACGAAGGATGTTGTCATATCAACGTGGCAATCCATTCACAGGATGCCCAGACAATATTTTAGACAGTTTGGTGCGGTGTTTGGAGATGAAGCACACTTGTTCAAAGCGAAATCTCTTACTGGTATTTTGACAAAACTTGACACTTGTAAATATCGTTTTGGTTTGACAGGTACATTAGATGGAACACAAACACACAGACTAGTATTAGAGGGTTTATTTGGTAAAGCAAAATATGTTGTTACAACTAAAGAGTTAATAGATGATAAGACATTAGCTAATTTAAAAATTGATTGTATAATTTTAAAATATCCTGATGAGGATAGGCAAATAGTAAAGGACTTTGAATATGCCGCAGAACTCGAATACATCGTTACTAAGGTTGAAAGGAATAATTTTTTATGTGACCTTGTGGGTTATCTTAATGGCAACACTCTCGTCCTTTTCCAATTTGTAGAAAAACATGGTGAACCGTTATACGATACCATAAAAGATAAATATAAAGAAAGAAAAGTATTCTTTGTTTATGGGGGAGTTGATACAGATACCAGAGAACAGATAAGGGAGATAGTGGAAAATGAAGAAAATTCAATCATCGTTGCAAGCTACGGTACTTTCAGCACTGGTATTAACATTCGGAATATTAATAACATCGTGTTCGCAAGCCCCTCAAAAAGCAAAATCAGAGTGCTTCAGTCCCTTGGGCGTGGTTTGCGGCGTGGAGACAAGAGCAAAAGTCTCAAAGTCTTTGACATCTCCGATGATCTCACCGTTAATTCTAAAATCAATTTTACCTTAAGACATTTTAAAGAACGCATAAATATATATGATGAACAGAAATTTGATTATGAAATTAGAAGGATAAACTTAAAATGAACCTAGATTCTTACAAAGTTTTGAAATTGTCTAACGGTGAAATGATTGTGTGTGAAATAAACTCTTATAATGATGGGATGTATGACATAATGAACCCACTGAGAATGGATGTTGTCCCAGTGGTCAAACGAGAAGGTGGAATGCATGAAACTCTAAATCTGTCGCCGTGGATGCAGCATTTTACAGATCAAAAATATTTTAATATTGATGAAAATCAGTGCATCCTCATAGCTGATGCCTCCGTAGGATTGTCAAAGTATTATGAATATGTGATGCTTAGAATTGATGAGGAATGGGATAACGGTAATAATTTAATGTCTGAGGATGAGGAAGACCCAGATGAAGATGAGTTATATAATGAATTTCTGAAAGAAATCAAAACAGATTCTAAACTTATTCATTGAACCACCCACATACTTAATGTACACATATTTTTTGCATGAGTCAAGTCTCCTATCTAAGAAATAATATGAATAAGCCAGTTTTTATTGATTTTGGATGTGGTCCAAACATGTCATATTCAATAAAATACAAATCAAATGGTTATTATATAATCATAATTGAGAAGTCTGAAAAGAATTTATATGAAAATTCAAATATGGATTGTTCAGATATTGAATGGTTCAAAATGATAGCTGATGAGATATTTTTCTTTGATATAACTGATCTTTCAAACACAGTAAGTTATAAGGCTGACGTATGGAAATGCACGTCAGTTTTAGAACATGTTGATTCACATGACATAGACTCATTTCTGACGGGGATAAAAAATAACTGTAAAGATAAATCTGAGGGTATAATACATATAGATTTGACAGACCATTATGGTGGCTTTGAGCATCGTATTGCACCAGAGAATTATAATCATTTTATTAAAAATTTTTATCAAGAAAAAGAATGGTATGAGATTATAGAAAAACATTTTACTATAAGGACGTGGCGTAAAAGTTTTTGGTATACAAACACTGAAGAAAAAAGATTTTATCAAGTATTAGGGACTAAAAATAAAGATATAATCGCTAATTCTGAAAATTGTATAGCCGTGGATTTTAGGGTTTATGCATGAGTGGACTTGACTTTTATCACTGTGAGTATTATTATAGGATATATTATTTGGAGATTTAAATGGCAAAGAAAAAAGGTATTCACTACGTTGATAACAAAAAATTTTTACAAGCTATGATTGAGTGGCGTGAAAGTTGGCCAGATGAGGAGAATATTCCACCTGTAACAAATTATATTGGTGAGTGTTTTTTAAAAATTGCCACACATCTATCCTACAAACCAAACTTTATCAATTACACATACAGAGAGGATATGATTTCTGATGGGATTGAAAACTGTTTGCAATATGTCAAAAACTTTAATCCAGAGAAATCAAAAAATCCTTTCGCATATTTTACGCAAATAATCTATTATGCTTTTCTTCGGCGTATAGCAAAAGAAAAGAAACAAAGTCATGTAAAAAATAAGATGATAGAGCGTGACGCATACGATTCTTTTATCACAATGGAAGGAGATGACTCCTATTACTATGTTGAGGGCATCGACACTAAATTATTTTTACCAGAGGATGATGTTTATAAGCCAAAGAAAAAAGAATCTGCGAAGAAAAAAGGATTAGAGGTTTTTATGGAAGATGGTGATGGGAAATCCGTATCCTAATTTAACGAATAGTTTTGTTAGCTTTTTCATAAATAGTTTTAGAGATTTAAAAGATAAAACTCTTTTAGAGATTGGTAGCGGAGAGTCAACTGTTTACTGGTCTAACTATTTTGGTCAAGTGTGTAGCTATGAGGATGATCCACAATGGGCATCTACTATCAATGTGCCAGACAATGTAGATTTAGTTTTGTATAATCCCTCAACAATATTTGAAGATGATTTTTTTAAGCACAGGATTAAAACTAGTGATTTCATTATTATAGATAATAATCCAAAAGTTTTACCAAGAGAAAGGTTCTGTGAATTTATTGAGAAACACCAGAGTGATAGTAGTCAGGTTATACTAGATAACTGCACATGGAACTTAGACGCATATAATTTTATGCTGGGTAGATATTTCTGTATGGACTTTCCTGGCCAAAATAAAAGTGACGAAACAACAGTTACCTCTTTATTCTTTGCGAAAAAAACAAGTAAATATTTTAGTCCAGAACAAATAGAAGCATGGGAGAAAAGCTCTTGAAGATTGCATTAATAACTGATACTCATTTTGGGGCAAGAAACGACAACGCAAATTTTAATGAATACTTTTACAAGTTCTATGAGGGTGTATTTTTTCCATACTTGCATCAACATAATATAAAGACCTGTATTCACTTAGGTGATGTTATGGACCGTAGAAAATTTGTTTCGTATAGGATTGCGAAAGACTTTCGTGAAAGATTTATTTTGCCTTTCAATCAGTTGGATATCAATCTACACATGCTGGTTGGAAATCATGACACTTTTTATAAGAACACCAATGATGTAAATTCTTTACAGGAACTTGTTGATGGCAAGTTTTCTAATATTAAAGTATACTCGGAAGCACAAGAGGTCGATTTTGACGGCTGCAAAATTCTTTTCATGCCGTGGATAAACAATCAGAACTATATTCATTCTATGGGCATGATTGACGAAACGAATGCTCAAATCTGCATGGGACATTTAGAGTTGAATGGCTTTGAGATGCAGAAAGGTATGATCATGGACCACGGTTGGGACAAAGAAGAGTTCAAAAAGTTTGATATTGTCATGAGTGGCCACTACCATCACAAGTCAGACGATGGTCAGGTGTATTATCTTGGCACACCGTATGAGATATATTGGAACGATTGGGAAGACCCGAAGGGATTTCACATATTTGATACTGAAACGAGAGAGCTTGAGCGCATTGTAAATCCGTATAATATATACTCTAAAATTTATTATAATGATGCAGTGGGAGAGTATTTTGACGACACTTATGATTTTCAAAAATATAAGGACAAATATGTAAAGTTAGTGGTCATCAATAAAAAAGATTTGTTTCAATTTGATAGATTCACAGATAAGCTCTTGACTGTAGGTTGTCACGATGTTAAGATAGTTGAAGACTTTTCAGAAATGGATGCAAGTAATGTGTCTGATGACATTATCGAAAATGCAGAGGATACGATGACCTTATTGGAAAGATATATTGACGAGTTGTCTGTAGACCTAAGTAAAGATAGACTTAAAAATACAATGAGAACTTTATATACTGAAGCACAGGATTTAGAAATTTGATAACTTTTGAATGCGTTAGGTGGAAGAATTTTTTATCAACTGGTAATAACTTCACTGAAATACAACTGAATAAAGAGTCAACCACACTCATCATTGGCGAGAACGGTGCAGGGAAATCAACTGTTCTTGATGCGATATGCTTTGGGCTTTTTG